GCAAACGTGCCGGGTCGATCCGCGTGCGCCGGTACCGACGGCCGGCCGCGTGACATAGACCCTTCGACCCGAGTCCCGATCTTTCGTCGTTCCGCCGTCCATGTCGTGATCGTCCGCTGTCGGCCCGGCGACAGAACAGCTGGCCAATCATTGGAGTTTTACCCGGGCATTCCGCTTGCTCTCGTCCGGGCGACGGTGATGAGAGGAACCCTGTGAAGACCTGCCCCTTCTGCGCCGAAGCCATTCAGGACGCGGCGATTGTCTGCCGGTACTGCGGCCGCGATCTCCGGGGACGGACGACCGCCTCGCCCAATTGGAGCCCAGGCGTGGCGGCCGTCCTCAGCCTGGTCATTCCTGGCGCCGGGCAAATGTACAAGGGGCAGGTTTTCAAGGGCCTCGCCTGGCTGCTCGTGGTTGCGATCGGGTATGTCGCGTTCATCCTGCCAGGTGTGGTCCTTCATGTGTGCTGCATCATCGGCGCGAGCCTGGGAAACCCAGAGAAGCAGCGTCAACAGGAGAGGGCCCGCCAGGAGCGCGTTGACCGCAAGGCACGGCGGCTCGGCATGTCGGCCGCGAAGCTCGTTCGGGCGGTACGAGACAATCGACCGATTTGATCTCGCCGGCCTTCCCCCTTGACCCCGCCCGAGAAGTCGCCGCCTGCGCCCCGTTTGGGCGGTCCTGGCGGCATCCTGCCGGCCGTCGCTCCTCCGGTATATCGGACACCTGCTGTCGAGTCGCCGACCGCCGCTGGCCGAATCATTGGCTTTTCGGCGGGCACTCCTCTTGCTCTCGCGTTTGGCCCAGAGTGAAAGAAGGGCCATCATGGCTACATTGATCGACCGACTGATCCCGCGCACCTTCGCCGAGCGGCTCATCGCCGTGCTCGTCGCGCTCTTGCTCGCCGGCCTGATCTCGAACGCGTTTCGGGTTACCTATTTTTGGGGCGATGACGCACACCGCGTCTGCTTACGAGGTTCCTTCGTCGGCAGCTATCCCGCGGTCGATCCATCGTTCTGCCGAGCCGCGGACGCGGACGACGACGCGCGCTTGATCCGACGCGCCCATGAGCAGGAACTGCGCCGGCTCGAACACCCGCCTCGGTGATCGATCTTCCGGACGAGCTCCATGTCGCGCGCTTCATGGCCCCGAGTGTCGCCGCTCGATCTGCTCTGGTACTACGGATGGAATTGCGCGTCGGCGTGTCTCTGGGATTTATCCGTGATTCGAGCCGTGACCGCGCTCTGACGAGGACGCCGGCCAGTCGAGGGGTTCTGCCTCCACCGGTCGGCGTTTCGTCGTTCCTACGGCCGTTCTGTCGGTGCCGGCGGCGGCGTCGGTTCCGCCGGCTCTGGTGGCAGCTCCTGATCGGGACGATCGGGACGACCGGGACGGCCAGGCCGCGGCGGCTCGTGATCGGGCCGGTCGCGATCGGGTTTGGGCAGCGGATGGGCGGGTTTCGTCGAATCAGTCATGGAACCTCCGTTGGTCGTGGACCGCATCAAAACGCAAAGTAACTTCCGCCGATGTAGATCGATGACCCGTTTCCAAAGACCGGAAAGAACGACGCCGCGTTGGCGGGCGCCGCATTGCCGATAATTTGAATGGTCTTGGCCGAGACGACGGCGCCGATAAACGAGACGGGCGTCGTGAGACTTCCGAAAGCGCCCACCGCGACCGTGGCATACTCGCCGGCGCCGAGATAGGCGTAGGGCAACCCCGAGATCGTCGTTGGGCTTCCCGTGCCGATGGTGTTGATCACCATGGTCATTTGAAACGTAACAAGCAGACCCCGTTTCACCCATCGTCCGAGCTGCGTGGTATAGGTCGCGGTGCCACCGACATTCGGCGTCCAACTGCCCGACACTTCTTGGGCGTCAATCTGGTTATACAGCTCCTGCTTCCACGCGTTGTTGATGATCGTGCCGGTCGTGCCCGATCCGTCATCGTCCACAATCGGCGTGCGTGTGATCCCCATCGGCTAGACCTTTCCCCCGAGCAAGCGCAAGAGACTCTCGAACGAAAAGCGCGCACTTGAGGCGCTCACCGTGTAGGTCGGCATCACGTGCGGCCCGAAGTTGGCGATCGTCACGCTCTGAATCTTGTAAGCCCCATACACGATGGGCGGCAGCGGCATACTCACCGCGATCGTGCGCCCGCTGCGCGTATTGCGGTCGCGGCACCGATACGTGAGGGTCACGAGCGGCAGGCTCTGCTGCACCAGCTTCGCACGGGCCCGCGAGAGCGCCTCCGCCTTGCCCAGGCGATTGTCTTGGATGTAGTCCTCGATGACGCCATCGCCGCCGATCTTCGCGGCGAGCGTGGCCTGGGCGATCGTGTCCTCGAGCTGCACGAGCAGATTGACCGGATCACCCTGCCGGATCGGAATCGCGATCCCGCCCACGGGCACCGGCCAGCCGACGAACCCCGGCTGGGGGATGCCGGTGAGCGCCGGCGCTTCGGTGATCGAGGAGTTAAACGAAATCGCCGAGGTGATCGCGCCCGGGCCACTGTAGGGAATGCCCATCAACGTCAGGCCGCTGATGAACGAATACCGGATCACCTGTTGCCCGTTGCCGACCACGGCCCAGCCGCCGGCCGATGAAAAGGCGGCGGTCGCCGCGACGACGATGCTCGGGTCGCCCGGGAGGATCTGACCGCTCGGTTGCGCGAGCCCCGAGGCATCGACGGTGGGCGCGTTCACGCCGAGGCCGGCATCGGGAAACGTGTCATCGATGGCCGTCGATGTGTTGTCCGGAATCGTCACCACATACTTGAGCTGCGCGCCACCCACGGCCGTGCGATACAGCTTTCTGACGGTCGTGCCGGTCGGCCCCTTCGAGATGTCCGAGACATGCACGCGCTGCCCGTTCCCCGTGAACTGCGAGGTCGCCGGGGGTGCGGTCGTCAGCGCGGCATCCGGCGTCGTATCCACCAAGTTCCCCGCGGCCTCGGCCCATCCAATCGTGAGCTGTGACGCGGGCAGGAGCCTGAACGATGACGGCACCACCGCCGTGTTGATGGAGGGCCCGAGGACGCCCAGTCCCGCATCGGGCACGGTATCGATGAATTCCACCGTGCTGTTATCGGCGAGCGTGCCCGCCAGTCGGTATTCCGAGCCGCCCGCGCCGCCATTGATCGGCGTGCGATAGATTTTGCGCGCGGTCACGCCCGAGGGTCCGGTCGGCACATCGAGGAAATGCATCCCACACGTGCTCGCGATCGTGATCCACAGCCCCCCGAGCCCACCAGCCGTATTGACGCCGGGGGGCGAGCCCCTCACGTTCCAGCCGCCCACCACGACCCCGGTCGTGGCGTTCGCGACGGTGATATAGCCCATCCACACGCCGTTCAACGCTTGATAGATCCGTTTGCTCGTGACGCTCGGATCAGTCGAGACCGGCAGGGGCTGCGCCACGGCCGCGCAGGGCAACCCCGGATCACCGGGCCAGCCGAAATCTCTGATGTCTCGAATCACGACCGCGGTCGAGACCGGACTCGGCGTCGTTACGCCGGCCGCGGTCTGATACACGACGCACGTGGTGAGCGAATCGCCGATCTTGTAATAGCCGGCCGTGTTTTGCAGATACGTCGCATAGAGATCCAGTCCCGGCGCGGTCGCGGGTGGCGACGTGGGAGTGCCGGACGTTTCACCACCCGCCGTGATGAACGTGACAATCCACCCATACCGCCCAGGCGGCAGGTTCGTATTCGGCACCGTGCTATAGCTCGTCATCGCGCGCGCGGGGGCGACCCCCGTGCCCCGATACCAGCGGCGCGCAAACCCCGCCGGCGGATCTTGGCAGGAGGCGAGCGGCAGATTGACGCGATAGTGATTGCACGAGAGCAGGGGCGAGACCGGCGAGGGGGCCGTTTCGAGACCATCCGATGCGCGCTGAAATGTATACCTCCAGCTGTAGATCCCGGTGAGCCCGCCCGTGTCGTAGGGCGATCCCGAGTCGCCGACCGGCACGCCGATCAAGGTCGGATTGGATGTGTTCGGCGTCGTCGTGATCGTCGCGAGCGGACTGGGTTTCGTTTCACCAGACGCCGTGATGAACGTAAAGGCATATTGATACACGCCGACGCCCAGTTCATTGCCGAGCGCGAGCGCGAGCGTGAGCAGTGAGGTCGGTTGCGCGCCGGTCCCGATGACGGTGCCGGTGCCGCCGATGCGCACACCGGTATACTTCAGGCGCTGCGTGCCCACCGCGACGATGCCGCCGGCCGGGTCATACCACGAGACGTCCTCGACCGGCACGCTGCTATCGCCGACTTTGACATCGGTCAGCGCATTGACGCCCCCGCCCTCGCAATAGGCACGCGTGACCACCTGGCTGCCATCGGTCGAGACGCCGATCTCGGGCGCGAGCGAGGGGTGTTCCGGCGTGAGCGGTAACGGGTCCTGCACGTCGGGCTCATCGAGAAAGAAATGCAGATCCTTGAAATAGTCCAGATACCAGTAGGCCCCCACGCGCTTCGCTAATGCGGTGAGCGCGGCGGAGACATCCTGATTAGTGAAGGTGATCTCATCGACGATCGGCAACCCGGCCTGCACGTGCACGACCGTAAAGCCGCTCGTGGCCCGCTGCATGAGATCGATCGCGATCGCGGTCGCCGATTGCGTTTGATAGAAGCCGCTGACCTTGCGCTGATTCGCCAGATACGTGTAGTCAATCGCGTGGAGGGCGACGGAGGCTTGCGACGAGATCGGGCGGCCTTCATGCCCCGCCTCCGTCGAGAGCAGCGTGCCCGCGAACTCCCGCGTCCCCGCGTTCTGGCTCCCCATCGTGATGATGATGTCCAACCCATTGGGTGGCACGCCCCCCGTGCCCCACGTCCAGGTGGGCGACATGAGAGTCATCTGGCACGTGTTCGGCGTCTCATCGAGCGCATCCGAGATTTGCAAGGAATCGATGAGCACCTTGACCTCGGGGTAATCGCGCACGGCGCCGACCTTCACGCCGCCGATCGTGATGAACACGTCGCCGCTGTGATAGCCGCCGCGGCTCGCGCCGCCGCGCATCACCGCGCCGAGCGCATACATCAACGCGGGCTGTGAGCCGCTGATCCCCATCTCACCCGCCCGAGGGCATGCGCATGCCTTGCCCGCGCAGGTTCTGCATGATCGCCTTGCCGACGACATCGGCGATCTGACTCGCCGTGCCGAGCGGCTGCGTCACGTAGACGTGGATGGTCGTCGCGCCGACCGCACCGCCGCTCAAGGGCACGATGGCCTCTTTGCCATGCAGCATCGCGAGCGTGCCGCTCCCGAAGTCGCCCATGCCGCCCTCGGCGAAGCCGGGAATGCGCGGCTGATTACTGATCCCCGAGGAGAACGAGGAGCCGCTCATCAGATCGTTGAGGTTATCGGGCAGCTCGCCGTGTGGGCCGATCGCGATCCGCTGCCCGTTCGGGCCGATGAGGTATTGCTGTCCGAAGGCGGTCTCGATGCCCGACCCCGGCATTTTCACGCCGCCCTGGAGCGTCTCGAGTTGCGCAGTCGCCTGCTTCGTGTGGGCGACTGCATCATCGGCGATGCCCTTGATCTTGTTCGCCACGGCCACGACGTCGACCAGAATTTTCTCGGTCTCATTGGAGAGGTGATCGTAGGCCGCGCTCTGGATCTCGTCCTGTTTGGTGGCGGCGGTCTCCCAGACGACCGCGGTGTATTGCGCCACTTGTTCAGCCGAGTGCCCGGCTTTCTCGAAGGCCGCGACTTGCGCATCCGCTGATTCCCAGACTTTCATCACCTGATAGCTCGTCGTGTCCATCGACGCTTTCATCTGCACATCTTTGAGATCCGCCTGCGCCTTCTGGATCGCGGTGAACCCGGCGATCACGTTCGCGTTCCGCTTCTCGGTGTCCTTTTGCTGGTTGTCGGCGATCGTGACCTCGTTCTTGTCGTAGTCCTCCTGAAACTTTTTAGCGGCCTTCGCCATCTCATCGAGCGCCTTGGCCTGCGCCGCGGAGAGCTCCGGAAACGCCGCGGCCAGCGTCGACACGGACGCGCCCGCATTCAGGTAGTAGGTCGCCTGCTCGACCAGTTTCGGATTGAGCTGCGCCACCGTGTCCTTATAGGACGTGCCGAGGGAGTTGAGCTCGGTCCACGCGTCGGCGTATTTCTTCGCCTCCTGCTGGCTCGCCCGGTAGCCATCGGCGACGAGTTTCTGTTGGTCGATGGACAGTCCGGTCGCGACTTCGATGTCCTTCTGTTTCGCGTGCAGATCTTGGAGGTGAATGACCTGATCGATCGTGGCTTGCGTCACCCCCTTCAAACTGGCCACGCCCTGCTCTTCGAGCGCGGTGATCCGCTCCCAGGCCGCGTTGTAGTTATCGGAGGCGGTCTGCGCGTTTTTCAATTCGCCGCTCAGCTCGCGCACTTTGTCGATCGTCAACCCGGTCACGCGGGCCACGTTCTCTTGCGTGTATCCGAGTTCGAGCATCTTGGTCGCGACTTGCTTGGTCTGCTCGGCGTAGTTCAAGCCCTCGGCCGCGGCCTCTTTGTAGAGATGCGTCGATGTGTCGAGGACGGCGTTCATCCTTTCGTCGGCCAGAGCGTTCTCGCCGAGCGCACCCTTGACTTGATCGAAGATTTTGGCCCAGCCCTCGAAGGGCATCGCCGCGCCTTGCGCAAACTTCAATTTGAGCTGATCCCACGCGAGCACGATCTCGTTGGTGACCGGCGCGACCGTGCGCCCGAGCGACGTCCAGGCCTCTTCGGTTTCCGCGGCCAGCTTCGTCGTCGCCGCGCCGAAATCCTTCGCCGCCTTGACGTCCTCATCGGCCCACGTCGCGCCGAGCCGCTGACTCTCATCGGTGAGATCACGCAACGGTTTCAACACGAGCGGGAGCATCTCGCGCCCCTGGCGGCCCCAGATTTCACTGGACACCGCCGAGAGGTTCACTTGATCTTTGAACTCTCGCATGCCGTCGCTGAGCATGAGCATCTGCTCGTCGGGCCGCGCGTTCTTGAAACTCTCGAAGGAGATCCCGATCTTCTCGACGCCTTTCTTGACTTGATCCGCGTTGTCTTCGACGCGCTTCTGCATCATGAACAGCGAATCGCCGAACGTATTGAAGTCGCCGCCGGCGGCGGTGATCGCGAAGCGCAGGTCGGAGACGGGCCCAACCGGAATGTTGAACATCGTGCCCATCTTGCCGATGGAGCGGCCGACTGCCTCGGCATCATCGCCCAGCTTGATGAGCACGCCGGCCGCGGCGACGACCTCGCCGACGAGCACGCCCTCCGGACCGATCGTCTTGGCGAAGTCGAGCACGGCGTTTTTCGCGGTGCCCAGCGGATCGGTAATCGCACCCTTGACATCCAGCTTCCCGACCCACGCGCCGAAGCTGTTGCCGGCCTTGTCGGCATTCTCTTGCAGCCGCAGCACCTCCTCGGCGGCGCCGCGGGCTTCATCGGCGAGCCGCTGCATGTTCTCGGGCACGTTCTTCCCGAGGGCGTTCAGCTTCTCGACGGCTTGCTGCGCCATGCCGCCGAGCCGTTGCAATTCGTCGTAGGTCAGGTTCGAGACGCCGCCGAGGTTCTCGATCGCCTGTGTGGCGATCGTCGCGGCCTGCACGATCTTCACGCCGCTGATGCTGTTCTCCATCGCGCTCAGCGACGTCGTGACCTTGCCCGCGTCCTCCTGAAAATTCTTCATCTTGGCTTGCGCGCCTTCAACGGCATCCGCAAACTTCGAGAAATCCGCATTGAAATTGGCTGAGACGAGCGGCATGGCTAGAACTCCCTACGCTCCGCGTCGCGCGTTTCCTGTCTGAGCATGTCGACCAGCACTTCGTAATCGTCGCGGTTTAACTCGCGGACCCACTCGACTCGCCAGCCGCAGCGCCGCGCGATGGCGAGATCGCTGACGATCTGGTCTCGCCATCCCGGTCGTGTTTTATCCCCGCGCCGCGCCCCAAACACCCCCGAACCAGCGCCACG